GGGCCAGGCTAAAGGGGCTCGGGCTGCGCAAGTTTGTCGCGCTGCACGACGCTCCACCGCCGAGCTGGCAGAAGGTGGATGACCGCATCGGTGACGTGTACTTCAAAGCCGATAGCGGTGAGGGCAGCGTGCACAGCGGCCGCTGGTATCTCGAGCCGAGCTCCGCGCGCGTCCTGAATAACTTCCTCTCGCGTGACCTGATTCGCGAGAATCCCGTCGGCAATGCCCTGATGCTGGCGAAGAACCTTTCGACGGCGCTCTCTCTGTCGCTGTCGCCGTTCCATTTCCTTTTCGAGACGATCGAGGCCATGGGCTCGCAGTTCGGCGTCGGCGTGTCACGCTTCACCAACGTAGCCGCCCGCAAGGGTGATTACGGCCAGGGACTGCTGGCGCTGCGCGAGATGGGAACCCTGATGGCGGCCCCGGTACTCTACGCCCGCGGCGGCGGCTCGCTGATCCGCGCCGCGTCGGACTTCCAGAGCTTCGCCGCAACCAAGCGCGGCCAGGCCTTCCTCACCCAGTACCCCGACGCTATCCACCATCTCGACCTTTACTTTAAGGGCGGCGGCCAGTTCAACATGAACCCGGACTACCGTACCGATCTGGCGAAGAGCTTCCGCGAGGCGATCAGGGAGAACAACTACGTGGGCGCCGCGGTGCGGATCGTCCCCGCACTCGGCCAGGCCATCATGCACCCGCTGTTTCAGGTGTACATCCCGCGGCTGAAGATGGGCTTCTTCCTCGCACAGAACGCGATGAAGCAGCTCGACATGGACAAGGAGCTCGCGAACGGCGAAACCACGGAGCTGAAGATCGCGCGCCAGGTGGTCGACGCGACAGAGAACCGCTTCGGCGAGCTCAACTTCTCGAATCTCTTCTGGAACAACACCTTCAAGAGCGTGATGCAGTTCGCTTTCCGGAGCGTCACGTGGAAGCTAGGCAACTGGCGCGGCGCCGGCGCAGGGAGCGTGGAGGCGGCCAAGGGCTTCGCCGACCCATTGCGGGCCATGTGGGAGGATGCGAAGGCAGGCAAGGCCCGTCCAGACGCGCGGGAAGCCTATATTCCGCGCATTGGCATGAATCTCGCATGGCTTATCGGCATGGGAACGGTCGCCACCATCGTCGGCACACTCATCTCCAAGGCCTTGAGCGGCAAGATGCCGTGGGAGTGGGCCGGCGAGGATAAGAAGAACGATCATTCCTTGCCCGGCGCCATCCTGCTCGAGATGATGCACCCGAGGACCGGCCGCCGCGATCCGCGTACCGGCCTGCCGGAGCGGGTTACGCTGCCCATCGGGCTCAAGGACTTCGAACACGCCATCCGTGACCCCAAGGGTTACATCAAGTCTTCGGAGTCGGACCTCCTGAGCCGGATGACCGATCTGGCCTACAACCGTGATTTCTTCGGCAACTACGTCTACGACCCGAACGCCCACCTTTACCAGCAGGCGGCCGACTCCATTTACTACCTGATCCCCAAGCCGATCGCCTACGAGGGCTTCACCCAGAAGTACGGCCCGCAGGACATGACCTCGAAGGTGCTGCGCGCGGCCGGCGTGGGCAACGCTTCGAAGACGCTCGACCAGACCAAGCTGCAGCAAGAGCTGCAGCAGACGAAGTACGACGCGCACAAGCCGATGACGCCGGCACAGGTACGGGCGCGGGACAACGGCGAGCACCTGGCGCGGCATGTCTCTCCCGGCGAGCTGCGCCGCCATATCCGCGAAGGCCGGATGTCGCAGGTAGAGAAACTCGTCGAGGGCATGAGCTACACCGACATCAAACGGCTCTTCGATCGCGACGCGACGCCGTATGAGAAGCGCCTGCTCGGCCCCATGATCGAGCGCAAGCGCGAAAGCCTGCTACGCCGGAAAGGCTATGCTGCTGTCGAAGCTGCACAATGAGGGGCAGCGCAGTGAGGGGCTGAGTGGACGAGCAACCAGACGATGTAGAGCGGATACGGCCGATTGGAGAGCAGGAGATGCTCTTCTGTCACTACCTGCTGGCTCCGCTCAGAGATGGTAAGCGGCGCACGGTCGCCGAGTGCGCCGAGCTCGCAGGCTTCACGCCCGAGCAAGGCTCCGATCTGGTGCGGCGGCCGCAGGTAGTCGAGTTTTGCCGCGAGTACCGCGTCGAGATGGCGAGGGAACTGGCGCGGCGCGACGTCGGCGAGCTCGAGCGGTACGACATCTCGCACGTCACGCTGCTGCGCGAGCTGATGCGGATGATGAAGACGCCCATCCACCAGACGCGCAGCAACATGAACGCCCAGGTAGAAGCGGCGAAGGTGATGGCGGTCGTGCTCGGGCCGATGGGGAAGACGTTCGAAGGCCGCACCGAGGAAGAGCTCGAGTATTTCGCAGAGCACGGCCGATTCGAGGACGACAAGATGCTGCGGCCGATCAAGGGCCGCCTGCAATGAGCGTGACGAGCGCCTACCCCGAGTACATGCGCGCAGAGGCGCGGCGCATCGTCATGGCCAAGCGCGAGGAACGCGCCCGCGCGCTCCACGTGGAATCGGCGACCTCGAGCGCGGTAGACGAACATCGCGTCCGCGAGGCGATCCAGAGCTCCTACCACTGGACGATGAACCACACGCGCACCACCAACCCGCACTGGAAAGAGGAAGGGATGGCGGGGCCGGAAGAGCCGTTCCCGCGGGACGAATACTTCAAGCATCTCTTTGACCTCTTCGATTTCCTGCCGGTGATTCCGCTGCGCAAGTCACGCGACATGATGGCGTCCTGGGCGATCATGGCCTACTTCACCCACCAGACCATGACCGTGCCCGGCCGCATGACCATCGTGCAGACGCTGAAAGAGAAGAAGGTGAAGGAGCTCGTCGGCTACGCCAAGCAGCTCTATAAGTCACAACCAGCGTTCCTGAAAGAAGCCTTCCCCCTCGCGCGCGAGCTCGATACCTTCGCGGCTACGGAGTTCGAGTGGGCGAACGGCTCGCGCATCCTGGGCATCCCCGCCGGCATCGACCAGCTTCGCCTGTATCACCCATGGGGCTACTTCCTCGACGAGGCGAGCTTCATCCCCGACGCGGGCGCCTGCTACGACAACAGCATCTCCGCAGTGCAGAAGATCGTGCTCAACTCCTCGGCCGGCGTGAGCTGGTACTCCGGTTTCTGCAATGACGAGGTTCTGTGAATAGCAACGTCGCCGAGGTGGTTACGCAGCTCGAGGAGCTGCCGCCGCAGACCTACGTGGAGCTGTGCCACGGGCTGGAAGTCTGCATGAAGGAAAACGGGCAGATCGTGGCCCGGCTGCACTACTCGGCCATGCCGTCGCGCGATCCGGAGACCGACGCGGGCAAGCGGTGGTTCAAGGATCAGCGCAGGAAGTACAGTTCGCAATCTATCTGGGACCGCGAGCAGGAGATTGTGGACGAGGCGGGCGGCGGCGAAATGCTGCTGGCGCCGACGCTGGCGAAGCACAAAGACAAGATCCTCATCACCGATGAGGACTGGCTGCCGCAACCCGAGTGGGAATGCGTGGAAGGCTTCGATCACGGCAAGACGAACGCTACATCGCTGCTCAAGGCTTACATCGACTTCGCCGGCGACATCTACCTGTGCGGCGAATACTACAACTGGCGGCGTGAGGAGTCGCCGGGGCGCGCGGAGTGGCCGAATGATGTCCGCGATAATGCGTTCTTCCTCAAAGAACTGCACGCGATCGCGAAGCCGCGCTGGTGCTCGGCCGATCCTTCGATCTTTTCCAACAAGCACCTGCAGCACGACGGCACCTACACCAATGAGGCGAAGATTTACGCCGAGAACGGCGTCAACTTCCTGGGCTCCTATGAAGGCGATCGCGCCGACACCACGTTCATGTCGCGCATCATGGAGCACTGGGGCGGGCTGGACGAGGGGCGGGAGCCGTCGCTGCGCATCGTCTGCCGGCCGCATCTGGACCGCGGCCAGCGCATCCCAGGCCTGCATCCGTTCGACTGTCCGAATCTGCTGTGGGAGCTGCGCCGCGCGAAGACGCACAAGCTCACCGAGCGGCAACTGCTGGTGCGCAACCCGACCGAGCAGGTAGTCGATAAGGACAATCACGCGCGCGACGCGCTGAAGTATCTCCTGATGCGGCTGCCGCGGCCGACGGAGAAGCCGATGCAGCAGCGGTATCAAGAGGAGAAGGCGCAGATCGAGCAGAAGCTCGGCCAGCCGCTGACGCCGTTCTCAGAGGCGGTCTATCAAGGCCGGTTCCTCGAGATAGAGAAGCGGCGCAAGAACACCAGCGTGTCGATGATTAAGCGCGGCAGGATGCTGCGCTAGCGCGCGCCATGTCCATCATCGTCAAGTACGTCATTTGCGTGTTCTGCGGATACTGGCATCTGTACGGGCGCCGGTGCCAGTCCTGCGACATGGACGAGCTCGCGGCCTAGTGGCTTCGGATTTTCAGCGCAAAAGAAGCGGCCCGACCGAAGCCGGGCCACTCAGCAACGAACCGCGGCGTACGCCTACGCCGTCGCGGCCTCCGTCGCAGCCTGATGCTCGCCGTCCAGCTTCGCTGCAGCTTCCTTCTCCTTCTCCAGCTCGGCCGCGTGTTCTTGCGCGGTGGCCTGGGCAGCCTGACCTGGCACAAGTGCCACGCCGACCGGAACGCCGAGCGGCGGCCACTGGTGGGCCGCAAGACCGCTCACCGGCTTGGTATTCGCAGCGGCGAAGGCATTCTCTTCCTCGTGGTCGAGGCCGGCGGCTTCGGTAGCCGTGCCCATGCGCTGCGGGATCCGCGGGTCGGCTACGGGTCCGCCACCTACGCCCATCGCCTCGTGACGCTGGAGCTCGGCGGCGGCCGCGGCAGTGGTGTCGGGCAGCTCGATCGCCGGCAACGAGAATCCGGCAGCAATGGACTCGGCGGGAATAACGTCGGTCCACACCACGCCGCCAGAATCAGCCAGGAGCGCGCTCTCGTGATACACCGGGCTGGTGCGATGGAGTGCCTGATACCAATCCACGCTCGAGAGCACCTTGGGGTCTGGATTGAGCAGGAACACGATAGTGAGCGGCGGCTCACCGTCTGCGCCTTGATGCTCGACTCCCAGACGGGCGCCGCCGATGGCCGTGACCAGGGCGAGCACGGCGGCCGATTTGCCGGAACGGCTGACCAGCACGCGAACAAAATCGCCCTGCTTCACGATGGGCACGGGCGCGTTGTCGGTCTCGGGAACGGTGTCGATGATAGCGGGCGGTGCGGCAGTTAGCGTGGTGGGCGGGGCTGCGGTGGTTGCTTCTGCGGTAGGCGTCATGTGCTTCTCCAGTCCCAGTTGGGAACGCACTCGATTAGACGCCTTTTCTACTTATCGAGAAACTTGAAAGTTGAGCCTTCGTAGCGGCAGTGAACTTCACCCGTCGGCCCGTTGCGCTGCTTGGCTACGTCGAGCAACACGCGCCCCGCGTTCTCCTCCGTGCGCTCGTACATCTCTTCCCTATGAATGAAGACGACGACATCGGCATCCTGCTCGATTTCTCCTGACTCGCGTAGATCCGAGAGCTGCGGCCGGGGGACCGATGCGGCTTTCGTCGGACGGGAAAGCTGCGAGAGCACCACGACGGGCAGGTGGAGCCTCTTGGCGCAGGCGCGGAAGGCCTTGGTGAAGCGCCCGAGCTCCTGATCGCGGCGTTCCTCCCGGCGACGCTTCGAGGGAATGTAACCGAGGTAGTCCACAAAGAGAGCATCGAGGCCATCGTTATCGAAGACGGATTCCGCTTTGGCAATCATCTGCTCTGGCGTCGTGTCGCGCTCGTCGTCAATCCATATCTTCGCGTCAAGCACATCGGAGATAGCTTGGTTGAGGCGATCCTGCACTACGAAACCACGCTGCGCGCTCTCGATTTCGCGGAAGGGAACGGAGGCCGCCTGGGCCACGATGCGGCGGATGAGGGAATCCTTGTCCTGCTCCAGCGAGAAGATGCCGACGCGCTTGGTCTGCGTAGTGGCAATGTCCCACGCCATATTGCACATCAGGGCCGTCTTACCCTGCGACGGCCGCGCGCCAATGATGATGAGCTCGGCGGGACGCAGGCGGATGATGTCGTCCAGATCGCGGACGCTGGTACGCAGTCCTTGCGGCCGTGCGGTGGGACCGAAGAACCTGTCTGGTGGGCTGTAAGTACGGCGGAAGTAATCGCCGGCGGTCTCCATGCCGCTGAGGCTGGAGCCGGAGGCGAGCTCACGCAGATCCGCGATGGTGCGGGTGAGCGTATCCATCGCCTCCTCGCTGCCGTCGAGTGCTGCGGTCTGGGCCGCGGAGAGCACGCGGATACTCTGCGCCGCCAGCGCCTTGTCTTTGACGATGCGGACGTACTCGGCAATCGAGATGCGCCGCGGCACGCCCTCGGTAAGCGACGCGATATAAGCTGCGCCGCCGATGGAATCGACTTCGCGCTTCTTGTTGAGCTCTTCGAGCAGCGTTACATAGTCGATGGGCTGCTGGCGCCGTTCGAGAGCGAGCATGGCGCGATAGATACGGCGGTGCGAGTCGAGGGAAAAGTCTTCTGGCTCGATGCGCGCGGCGATGGCTTCGACCAGATGTCGCTGGTTGAGGAGTATGGCGCCGAGGATGGAACGCTCGGCATCAGGGCTGGCGGGCATCCCGCGCTCTGCTAATTGATCGTCTTCCATGGGGGCGGCTTCTTCCTAGCCGGGGGAAAATACGGGCGCGTGGATAGGACGCGCCCGTGGGGAAAAGTTACACTAACTGGCGCTCTGGGTGGGACTGGCGCTTCGATTTGGAGGCGGTGACCACGGCACCGGCGGCGGCAAACTCGGCGTCCCGTTTCGGGTCCATGGTGTTGTGGTTATCGGGATCCGCGGCATCTCCTTCGGGATACGCGAGCTTCGCCTGATCCTTCTTGTCCTTCTTCGGCGTCGCTTCCTTGGCCGGCTCGTCGCTCTTGTCGAAATCCATCGTCTCCTGCCCCTGGCTGAAGGCGACGGCGAATTGCTGGTGGAAATGCCCGTGTAGCCATTGGTGAAGCTGCAGCGGATCGGCGCAGCGTACCTGCCATGAGAGCCAGAAGCGCGACGCCTCCTCGAGGCCTTGCCGCTCGATCGAGAAGCGGGCAAACTCGCAGGCGGTGAGAAGGAGCGCGCGCTCCTTGGTGTCAGCCGTCGCGTAAACTTCGACGGTCATGCCGGGCATGGTGCGCGTTTTGTCGAAGTTAATGCGCGCTATGCCTGCTTCGTCTTCGGCGATGCAGTCGATCGCGTCGCCGATCCAGCCCGGCATGCCGGTAGCCATGTCGCCGGTGAGCTCCATCGACAGCATGAGCTTCTTCTGACTCAAGCCGCCGTTGCCCTCGTTGTCACCGCGGCCGCGCAGTGGAACGTAGTTATCGAGGAAGCAATATTTCTTCACGCCGGGAAAGAATGTCTTTCCTAATGGGTTCAGTTCCATGTGGCCCTCTTTCTGGTTAAAACTCGGGATCGAATCCGCCCTTGAATCCGAGCGGGGTAGACTTTTGCGCGGGCGACGGAAGTTCGCCCTTGAGCTTTTTCAATTCGCGGCCGGCGCGAATCGCGCGCCAGCGTTCCTGCTGTGCCGTGTTTCCGATCATGATCCGCTTGGAGAGCAATTCCCAGTCTTTCGGCCACATTTCGCGCGACGCCCGCATCAGGACGTGGAAGCTGTCGGCGGTCATGTTGCCCTTGAGCGTGTTGCATTCGACGCAGCAGGCGATCAGGTTGGCGAGCTCCCAACTACCCTCCTGGCCGCGGGGAATCTTGTGGTCGATGGAGCAGTTCAGCACGTCGATGATGCGGCCGCAGTTATAAGGGCACATCTTGGCCTGCAGCCCGAGCTCGCGGAAGAGCCAGAGG